AATAAAAACTGCTCATATTCTCCTCCTACTGGATAACTTCTGTTTTTGCCATCCCTCCCCCTGTATCGTTTTAGCGACGAGGCACAGTGTCAGCCTTTCCTTGAATTTGACAGCTCCATTGTCGTCCCCGGATTGCCTGTCACTATCCCCGTCGCTAAAGATGTAACATTTCTCCTCTTTAAAGGATGACTTCTGCTCGCCATGCCAGCGTGTCAACTCCTGAGTCTGCGTTGGTGATCGCCACCACGCCATTGGAGGAGTTTACATCTGCCTTCGTGGCAACAGCGTCGTCTTCATTGACGAACGAAAACGACTTTATGTAAGTCCCAAGGGTCAAGTTCCTTGCGCTATTGTCGGCCTCAAACGTTCCGGTCAAAACAATAGCTCCGTTCACCTTGGAATGATCTGAATTAATCGTGCTATCTCCAGCAGCCATAAATCCTCCTTTTAGGTTATCCCCGTAAGAACGCCTAACTTCTTGTTGGCATTCGTCACAAGTTCGCCCTTGAAAAGGATCTGTGTAATCAAAGCATCTTGATTAACGGGCTTTTGGAATCCACCTTCAGCAGGTGACATATTCCTGTCTGGGTGGACAGCAAGCCATGTATGGTTGCCATTCAGGATGTAGAGATACCCGGACGGGACATCCGCATCCCACGCCACTGAAGCGTTCTTATAGCGCAGATTAGACAGGCCGGCATTGACGCTATTATCGTTCGTCGCACTCCCCTGGTATTGCAGGAATGGGAACATCAGTGCCTCGAAGGCTTCGTGAACTGTCTGTGTCGTGGTGAGCCAATCCGGTTTGCTTCCCATACCGCCCTTACCTTGTGTGCAGTTGTTATACTGCGTCCGTAGGTTGGACAGCAACTGAGTCGCAGCAGCACCAACAGAGGTCGCTGCCTGATTTCTCCATGCCGAATTATTCGCCCTGTTGATGCTGGCGTATGTGCTGGCAGTAGGAGAGGAATCGACCATTGCCTGAAGGCCACCAAGTTCCTTGGAGCTATTACCTGTGCCGTCACTAAACAGATCTGTCGACAGCTTATCAGCCAGAGAGATCTCTGCCTGAGATGTCTTGGACGCCAGGATGTCGAAAAGCTCTGCTTCGCCCATATTGGAAGTTAGTTCATTACCGTTCACGGCTATTGCCACGGCATACTGTTTCCAGTCGTAAAATGCTCGGGTGAAACCTTCCTGTGCTGTCGTATCAAGGACATCATAGCCAGAATAGGACTTGGCTGTATCATTCAACTCGTGCATAATCGCAACAGAGAGGCGTTCTCCACCACGCTGCAAGCGTAGCCGCTCGCCACTCATATACCACTCCAGTGTCGGAGTAGCGTCTGCGATGTTATCGAAGAACCTGCCTGAGTCCAGATACCCGAAAAGGGTATTGGTGAGCAGGGACTGATAAGTTAGACTTAAGGTGCTTTCACCTGCCATAAATTACTCCTTAAATGTTTAGATACCTTTTTGCATTTGCCATTGAACGAGCCAAAACATTTCGAGAAGAATCGGCTGATGACCCCTTCTCTCCTCGAAGGTTTAGGGCTTGCGTCGCTGTTGTCGGGGAGCCTTCCGTCTGTGCCCTGACCAGCTGCTGTGTCCTCTGGCCGTTGCTTTGCATCCTGTTGTTTCTTCCTCTTTCCTCAGCAGCAGAAATTAACCGATCAAAGTTCCCAAGCACATAGAGGTCACGGTAGGTGATCCCTCTTGCTGGGTCTTCAAGCCGATCGTACAAGGAAGCAAGCGCAGGGGTTTGCGCCTCATTAAGGACAAACGACCCACTAGAACCGTAAGAACCAAAATCATCCCCAAAACGATTGACGGCCTCCTGATTCAGATCATTAGTAAACGATTGAGCTTTGTCCCTGTTGAGTTCCTCCTTCTTCACAAATCCCAGCTGTGCTGCCAGAGACTCGAAAAGATGGAGTTGCTCGGGAGTCACTTGAGACATGGGGTCAGTCACTGCTTTCTCCTCGTTTTGTGCATCTGCGATACCCCGTCTCACGGCCTCGTCTACATTAGAACTAAACGAACCGACCTGTCCTTCCAGTTCTGAAATACGCTGCTTGTTCCGCGTGCTGTCTGCGTACATCCTCCTGACAGAGTCGTGCTGATTAGGAGGAAGGTTGGCCAACACTGACTGCAAGTCCGTTCCATCTTCTGTTGCCTGCGAAGGCGTGGCAGAAGGGTTGGGATTGGCATTCTGTTCCGCAGTGCTTTCCGACGTATCGGTGCTTGCTGCGTCTGACTGCTGCCCCCTCGGGTTTGGCCCTCCCCCGAGTTGGCCTTGCAATTGATCTGTTAGTCGTTGCCTGTCATTTTCCATCATTTCAGCGACAGGGTCATTTCCCACACTGACACTCCCATTCGTTGTCTCTTCAGCCATTATTCCTCTCCCCGTATATTAGGTTCCTTCACCTGCCGTTGCACTTCGGTGTCGTGTCGCTTCATCTCGGCATAACTCCTGCCTCTTGGAGGCCGTGGCTTGATGTGGTCTGGCGCATGTCGATCAAACTTCCTCGCTCCTCCCTGCTTGTCACCAGCCTCAACCAGGCCCTCTGCCACCAATATCTGTTTTTTCTCTCTGCGCCCGGAAACGTCGCAGTCCAGGACTTCGTCATAATATGCTTCAAAAGGCTGGAACCCCAAAATGGCACTCACAGGGAACTGCCGTATGGCTTCATCCCCACAAAGGGGACAGCAGACTACCTTGTCAAGGTTTCCCAGACGAACATAATGTTCCTCTACCGTCTGGCATTTCGCACATTTAAAGTCGTAGTATGGCATATCAGCCTGAACACTTCCTTTTAATTTCTTCCCATATCTCGTCTGCCACCTTCTCGGGATGAGACACGTCGTGCAATGTGTTTCTGATCTTCTTCTCCAGGCAACTCCTGAAGGCTTTCCCTCCCCTGCCTTTTTTTATACACTGCCACACACACGCTTTGACCATCACTCTCGGGTCATAGCCCTGTATCCGGTAACCCAGCTTTGCGATACATTTCCCACACGAAATCGGATTAAACATAGCGTCTTCCCTTAAATCCTCTGGCTCTCTGCCAGCTGCCCCTCTGCTGTCGGTGCTGTCGTATTAAACTGCTGAGGCATCAGCGGCCCTCCCCCTTCAGGAAACTGTCCGGCTGGAGGAGGCTGCCCTTCTCCTCCGGGGGGCGGCCCTGCAGCTCCGGGAGGTTGTTGCCCTCCGGCAGCCTGTTGCAGCATCGCCTGTATATCTCCTCCCTCACCCATCGTCTGCTCTATCGCTGGCCACAGTTCAGCCGGGTTTCGTATTCCATATCCACGGATCATGAGTTGCTCGGCAATTTTTGCCAGGTTGGGTGGGGGTTGTCCTTGTGATACTGAGATCTCCACCATCCCGGAGAGGAGGTTCAGCAGGTCGAGCCACTGTTTCCTCTCCAGGGCCTGTGCTGTCGCCTGTGACGAGACGTCGACTGCAAACCGGAAGGCTCCTCTGGCTGTAAAAGCGTCGACATCAGACCATGAAGGAAGGTCGGGGTGGATCTCTATTTCCATAGGTGGCCTGAACTGGGTGTGCATCCTCCAGAATATCTCTGCCGTGCCGATCTGAAACTCTTCGAAGAGGTCTGCGCGTATACCTTCTCTTGCGCTGGTGCGTCGCTCGTCTATGGCTGCTTCCGTTGCTGTATCTGCCTTAGAGGCTGACGGTGTAGGCGTTCCGGCAGCACGATCGGCAAGAGAGGAGATCACCTGTATAAATTCTCCCCGGTCATTAGGGTTGTCTGGGACAGGGAAAGGGATGACAGGGTTCCCTTGTGTGGAAGCAAGACCAGGGACGCCGATCGGCGTTTGGTCTGGGGCCATAATAGCTACGTCTATTTCGTCTTCAGCAAACACATCCGAGTCGTACAGGATCACTGTTTTCTGTCTGCGCACGTTGGAAAGGATACTGTCGAGAGTCTCATTGAGAAGAGACTGCATATTATCAAAGCCTGCGAGGGCAAGCAGTGGCTTTTGGAGCCACGTTTTGTTTCCTTGCAGGAAGTTCAACAGCCCTGCAGGGTACCCGTTCAGCCTGTCGTATGGCCACTCGTCCTCGTGCCTTAGGAGGACATTGTCCCCTTCTCCATCTCCACTTTCGGCTATCGTCACGAGGATATTATGTCTGCGACTAGGGGACATGGGGAAACTTCTCGCCCATATCTCCCATACCGTCACCACAGCAAATCCGTCTTCCTCTCCAAGGTCTGAGGAAATCTCCGGGGCATGCTCTATCCTTCCGGGTTTGAGTTTCCCTGTATTTCGATAATTGGGATTGGCCTTGACTTCATCGAGGGGGCGAACGGATCGAAAGGCAATCCATCTGGCGTCCTTCAGCCCGTCCTGAGCCAGAGGGTCAATACGGAAGTCCTCAGGGTTCCACCGTATTCCAAAGGGGGCGTCAATGCCGATGTCGGTGTGTGCGTCTGGCTGCCCTTCGTCCAGCAGTTGGTTGTGTTCATCGATATGGTCTTGGATGACATCCTCTTTTATTTCGTCGTCTATCGAAGGGTCACGCAGGATTTCCAGATGCTTCTCCAAATGCCCTACATGGTCTTGTTCCCGTAAAACTCTTGTCGGAGTGCCAGCCCCGAGGAACAGGTTCTCCTCTTCGGGGTCATCAAAAATAGCATCGGTGATGTCGCTTTGCCTGACCTCTCCCTCTGGGACGACGTCTGATGTCCACCCTATTTTTTTAACTGCAA